AGAAAAAATAGTTTTTTCATGCGTTACCTGAGTCAGGTTTTTTAGTAACAACTTGTACCTCAGTTGGAGGATATTTGACGTAAATAGTATGCGTATTGCCTCCTCCACCTTCGCCGTTTTTCTTTTTAGCTGTTGCACCCTTCGATACATTCAGTCCATAACTTGTCAGGACTGTGCCTAACATCGCGCTCGCAAAACTGGTATCTGGTCGTTGATCAGGCATCTCAAATTCTATATTTCCTATTTTAATTACTGGTGGAAAAGAAATGTACGCCAAGCTCAAGATACTGAGACTCCAGACTAGCACTAGTGTTTTGACCCCATTTGATAAATAAAATAGGATCATATCTTGATATTCAGGCGTATCATCTTCGTCTTTTACTTCTATGCTTTGAGTTTGGTTTTTGTCAGCCATAAGCTAGGTCTACAGGGTCGTTGATATTATTTTAATCATGTAATGTCGGAATAAACACCCCCTCGATAGACGTTGGCGGCTCCCATTCAACTGGTTTCTCAGCCGTAAAATCATATTCGTTTTGTCTTAAAATTCTTGCACACCTAGCTTGAGAAAGAATATCGGGTATATCAGGATCTTTCGCTGCTGCCTTTAAATAAGCAGCTCTAACCTTTTCCCACATCTGCAACTCGCTAGTACATTCAGCAAGTAACTTCTTAGCTGTAACGGGGCCGTAGCCTTTTAATCCAGGGAATCCATCAGTAGCATCGCCCGTTAAAATCGTTTGATAAAAAGCTTGATTAGCATCAAATTCTTGTATCTTTTCAATCTTGCCTTCAGCGTTTAAATGAAACCCTGGAATAGTTTTTAAATCTTTATCCCTTGAGTAAATAACATCTCCACTCTCTTGATCTGCAAGGATGCCAACAACATCATCGGCCTCCGTTAATGGAAGCGTGATGACTTCAAATGTGTCACGTAACCATTGGCGTAATACTGAATACCCTGCTGGCTTTCTAAATTTACGTCTGTTCGATTTGTAATTTGAATAGACACCGTACCTGAAGTTACTGGAGTCACCCAAGGCCAAGAATATTTTGTGGTCTGGGCATAGCTTTTGTATGCGTTCGATCTCTGCGGTAACAGCATGTTTAGCCTCGTCTAGGTTTGTTTGATAAGTCCATACTTCTGGACTCCATTCGCATTCATATTCTGCGGATGTCATGGCCCGATAAGCATCAGGTTCTATGTCATAGAAAAGTTTTTTTTCCATTGTTTTTCCAATGTTTGATTAAGAGTTTGAGTTGACGTATTCGCTCTTCTGCGTGGGCGATTTTCTCATCGGGAGTCATCGAAGTCTTTGCCGAATACCGTCTTCTAATATTTCGGCTGCTAACCCGCTAACAGTTGTACTTTTAAAGTTTGCGTTCTTAGCAATTTCAATTAGTTCTCGATCTTCCCATTCATTCTTTTCATCTTCCATTTTGTTTGCCGTAGCCCATACTCTGAGGATTTGAATGAAAGGTCTTTCCATTCGGAGGCCAAGTTGTTCTTTAATCATGGTGTTCATCCATAAATGTCCATGAGATGCTTTAAGGCTGTGATATAGCCGTCATGCCAAAACTCTTGAACTTTATTTTTGTTTTGGTGTGCTTCGGCATAACTTTCATTCGCCTTTTGTAGCCATGCGTTCACCAGAATCTTCTGATTCGGAGTCAAGCTCTCTGACGCTTCTAATGTTTTCGAGGTCAACGATTCTTGTGGAGTGGTCTCTGTCATTTTCTTGATAGATAACGGTGCATGATGTTGGATAAGTTTCAGTAACCATTGCTTGTTTCCAATGTGAAGCTCGGAAAAAGATGAATACTGCTTGGGCTCGATTGAGCTGATTCCAGTTCAGAACTGGGTGTCCTGGTCGTGCCATTTGTGAGCTAGTTGTTGAGTTGTTTCGTCGAACTCGAAAGAGCCTGCATAACCACAGCGGCCTAGCATTCGATTTTTCAGACATTTGGAATGAGTGAGGTTTGATCCTCTCGATCTGTTTAAAGCCCATATCGTGTCTGCAAGTTGAACAATTGAATGTGAGTTCCTTATGTTGTGCAGCTCTGGGGCAGCTCCGTTCTCAAAGTTCTCTCCAGAAGAAGAGCGATTAAGATGACTAATAGCGAATACTGTGCATTTAGTAGCCGCAATAAAGCTTCTAATCTTTGTAACGAGAGCGTCTAACTGCCTTGTGTCTTGTGCTAGTCCACTTCCTAAAATCGTTAAATGATCTAAGTAAATGTGTTGGCAGCCAAGGCTTCTGACCATGTAATTCATCCGCTGGAGGATGACCTTTTCATCAAGAGATCCAAAGTGATCAAATAACTCAAGGTATCCAGAACCAGTAACAAACTTGTCAGCTTGGGCAATGTTTTGTACTTGCTCATCGGTAAGCCCTGCATAGTTTTCTCTGGCATGAATTTGAATCCCTGCTGCTTGACCAACGAAACGAAAGACCGCTTCTTCGGCTGTTTCTTCAAGGCCAATCCACCCGACTTTGATACGTCGTTCGATGTCATGTAATGCCAACGCCCTTGCAAAGGTTGTCTTACCAATTCCTGACCCCGCTATTAATACGATGAGTTGATTATCGTAAAAAGGAGTCTTGTCATTCCAAAATCCAAAAGCACAATTAGTAGCTTTTCGATCAGGTGGTTTGTTAACTATCCCTGCATAGGCAGAAGCAGATTTAATTCCATCAGGACGTAATTCTTTAGCAGCTTTAATCGCTTCATTAACTGCATGACTTCCTAGTTCTTGCAGAGTGTCGTTGGCATCTTTCTTAGGAAAGACAACACGTCTAACTTTGCCTGCTTCAAAAAGACTAACGAGATCACTCGCTGCATTTTCTCCAGGCTCATCCATATCTGTGGCGATATAGACAGTTTTGAAAGAGCTAAAGAAATCAATGTGTTTCTTGACGAAATTCCCAGCATTTTGAGCCCCATTCGGAACTGAAATTCCAACTACGGTTCCTCTGGTGGAGTGGTAGATGCTTGGTGCATCCATTTCTCCTTCGCAAATAGCGATTGCGTCGTGGTGGCTAGGATTTGCGAGATGTGAACCAAACCCTGAGACTTTCTTTGCGTCTCCTTTCCATCCTTGAACTTTTCCATCTTTTTTGATTTTTTGTGCAATGTTTACGCCTTTTTTGTCCCTGTACTGAAAAGCAATCATGTCGGCGAATTTATAAACGCCGTATTGATCTAGAACTTTTTTAGGTATCCCCCTGTAGTGATCTGCATCCCAAGGAACGGTTAGATCAACGTCGATCATTGGCCGAATAGGTTTCGGTCTGGAAGTTTTTTCAACTTCTTCTCCTTCACCTTTCGTGTACTTTTGACAGACGAAACAGAACGTATGGTCTGTGTAGACCGCCAAAGCGTCAGAACTATTACAGGTGGGGCAAGGATCGTGGCGAAGAAAACGGGATTCACCCATCACCCCCCCTTACTGGAATATCAGGAACTAAACCTCTTGTTTTGCCAGCATTAACAGCTAAGTATTCAAGAGTAGTAAAAGTTTTGTGGCACTTTTTACAAACTCGATACCGCCTAATTTCACCATTGGAACTTTTAGGCTGACTATCGACTTTTGATTCTTCATGCCCACAGTTGGGACATTTAATCATCGTCAACCTCCCAAGTGATTTGAATAATGATGTGAGAGTCTTTAATTTTCACTTTTGTAAAAGATAAATTGAGATTTGGAATAACTTTTACGCTGTCATCCGTCCACAGAATGTTCTTAGCTGCGTCCATAACTGAGCCAGATTTGTTATCAAGATCTCCCATCTCTGCACCACGAAAGAAGATGTCTAATCGATGTACCTTCGTGAGTGGTTCAAGTTTCCATTGTTCTTTTAAGTGAGCCTTGGCTTCTTTCAACCAACTCTTGTACTGAGGTGGATTGTATGGACGCTTTTGGCCCATAAATGATCTTGGTCTTGGCTTGGATATTGGACGTATAGGTAAATCAATCTGCTTAAACTTCAGCATTAAAAGGATTTTTCAGCATCTTTCTTTAACGAATAGCCGCCTTGGACGTTGCCAAAGACATCATCATCAGAGGGAATTGTGCCGCCTGAATACTCCACATAATCCATCACCATCATCTTCATAGGATCAAGAGTCATACCTGAACCTGATTTGTTAGACCAAGGAACAACCTTAAAAGCAATAATTACCTTTGATCCGTTGCCTATTTCTTTAGTAGCAGGCCACTTGTCTAAGCATGAATCAATAACAGTTGGGCCTTCAGTCTTTGTTCCATTGTTATCAACGAAACATCTCTTTTTAAATTTCACACAAAGCTGTGATGGATCATCTTTGTCTGGGTTGCAATTAAACCACCAAGTATTTTTCTTGGCATCTTTCCCATGAATTTCCTCAAACTTTTGTTCCATTAGTTGAGTCCATTCAAGAGTTTTTCTATCTGTTCCATCTAATAAGATTTCGGCAGTCCATTCATCTGGCTTACCGTCTTCGTATGCTTTCCTTGCTTCACCTAAAAGTTTGCACCATCTAATAGTGCCTAGCGGTGTTTTTAGAAGTTCCAAGGTTGATGCCCCCATCAATAGTGTGTTCGATAAACATACGGTGTTCTACGGCCCTGTGCAAGTCGCATGAAGTATATGTTTATATCAAGAAAACAAGTAAGGATTTGTCCCAATAAGTCTTGGATTTAGACTGC